GCCTCCTGCACTGATGTTCGTTGCCAAGCGTCTGCTTGACACCGAGCTGCGTGTGGCCACTGCTGACAACGACTTGAACGCGTTGAAAGCAATGGGCTCGATCCCTGAAGGCTATGCCGTCAACCACTTCTTGACCGACAACAACGCTTGGTTCCTGTGCACCGACGTTCCAAACGGCTTGAAGCATTTTGTGCGTACCCCGCTGCAAAATTCCATGGACGGGGACTTCGATACCGGGAACGTTAGGTACAAAAGTAGAGAGCGTTATTCATTCGGATGGAGTGACGCCCTCGGAATGTACGGTTCGCCCGGTTCGAACTAAGCACCGTAGTCGCTTGGCTCACAGCCAAGAAAGACGCAGCACAAAAAAGCCCCTTCGGGGGCTTTTTTGTTGCCTGTTTGACGGCGAAAATAGCTGTGGTATATTTCCTGTGTCGTATCAAGGAGCACACATGGACACCACAAACCTACCCAAGACCCGAGCCGAAGCCAAGGCAACGGGGGCCAAGTACTATTTCACCGGAGAGCCGTGCAAACACGGGCACATCGCACCGCGCAAGACCAAGGGCGTCTGCGTAGATTGCATGAAACTTCAATGGCAGCGAGACAACGAAACCCGCGCCGAGTACTTCGCGCAGTACAACCAGTCTGAAGCCGGTAAAGATGCGAAGCGACGTTACTACGAAACAAACAAAGACGCTGTTATAGCGCGAGCAAACGCCCGTCCGGCCGAGGAACGCAAGGGGCACCGGGAGAAATATAAGAAGCAAAATCCGGAGCTTTACAAAGCCTTTGTCAGTGTTCGCAAACGCCGCCACAAAAAAGCAACGCCGCCGTGGATAACGGCGGAGCAAAAGTTGGCCATTCGACACCTGTACCTTCAGGCTATGAGCCTTACAAAACTGACCGGCGAGCGGTACGTGGTCGACCACATTGTTCCGCTAATCAATCCGGCAGTTTGTGGCCTCCATGTGCCATGGAACCTGCGGGTCATCACACAGGAAGAAAACTTGCAAAAATCGAACAAGCTCGTTGACCCCACCACACCAGCGTGATATAAACACCCAACCCGGATTTTTTCGGTGTTCTGACGGCTCCGGGCCGACGTCATGCAGACAGAACACTTCAACCGCATGAGGAACCAATCATGGCACGCACTACGTTCAACGGCCCAGTCACATCCCAAAACGGATTCATCGACGGCCACCAAGTCTCCACCGCCAACGCAATCAACTCCACGGCAACCGCTACTGCAGCTCAAGTTGCATCTGGTTACATCACTTCGACCTCGGCTGCCGCTACCACGATCACCTTGCCTACCGGTACGGCTCTGGGTTCTGCCATCGGCGCGACCAAAGGCACCGTGTTGGACTTGTTCATCGACAACACCGCTGGCGCAAACACCGTGACCATCGCAGTGAACACCAACGCGATCCTGTCCACCGCAGCTACAGATACCGCTGGCTCTTTTGGTGATTTGACTGTTGCCTCCGGCGCTACCGGTTTGGCTCGTTACACCATCATGTTCTCCAGCGCTACTGCCTACGTGTTCACGCGCACTGCCTAATTAGGAGCCCACCATGGGTATGCAAACTGACGTCTTAGCGACCAAGCCGCTGACGGCGACTGGCAACTTCAAGACCCAAGGTGATGGCGACATTCCCCGTACTCGTGTCAAAACGATCTACGCCGTGAATGGTGCCAGCGCCGGGTCTGTGGTGATCCGCGAAGGTGGGGCCTCGGGCAACATCATCGCCACGGTTAACACCGCTGCCAACACGACTGCCGGCTACACAATCATCCCCGTTCCGGGAGAAGGCGTTCTCTGCAAAGAGGGCGATCTACACGGCACGGTGACGAACACCACGTCCATCGTTTTGTTCGGTAGTAATCTCAAAGCCCCCCAGCCCCAAGGCGGCAAGCGCAAGAACTCTTTCTGCGCTCGCATGTCCGGGATGCCGGGTCCGCTGAAAGACGAAAAGGGCCGGCCCACCCGCAAGGCGGCTGCCCTGAAAAGATGGAAGTGCTGACATGAGTGACGATGCTATCCAAACAGCCCGAGAACTCGCCACGCATGCGTCCGACATCAAGCATTTGCAAGATGACATGGACAAGATGCTGGTGAACATGAAAGAGATGCAAGCAACGTTGTTGGCAATCGACAAAACGCTTTCCGAAGCTCGTGGCGGATGGAAGGTTTTGATGTTGGTTGGCGGAGCCAGTAGCGTCGTGGGCGCAGGGTTGGTTCAACTCACCAATTGGTACGTGGGGAAGTAATGCCCAGCAAATCACCAGAGCAGAAGAAGTTCATGCAAGCGGTGGCGAACAACCCCAAGTTCGCCAAGAAGGTTCAGGTGCCCGTCAAGGTGGGTAAAGAGTTTGTAAAGGCCGACAAGGCCAAAAGGAGCAAATGATGGAAAACGCAATGATGAAGAAAATGGGTCGCGGTATGGCCAAGGCCGACATGCAAGAGATGTTCGGCAAGAAAAAGCCTGCAGCCAAAAAAGCTGCGGCCAAGAAGCCCGCCATGAAAATGGGCGCGGTCAAGACCAATTCGCGTCCTGACGGTGTGATCAAAAAGGGCGGCACCAAGGGCACCATGATCAAGATGGCTGGCGGCGGCAAAACCTGCTAAGGAGCGCACCATGAGCAAAGCAAAAATGGCGTCGCTGAAAGCGCATAAGTCTGCAGGCGAGTCGCGCAAACGTGCGAGCGACATCAAGGGCATGCTGCAAACCGCTGAAGACGAAAAGAACCAGCCCAAGCTGGACGAGGCATACGAGAAGGCTCGTACCACGTTCAAAGCCGGCGGTTACGTCCGTGCGGCTGATGGTTGCGCCAAAAAAGGCAAGACCAAAGGCAAGATGGTCTGACATGCTACGCAGTCGCGGTATGGGGGACATGCTCCCATCTAAAATGCCCGGACCAAAGCGTAAGGGCCGTCTGGATGACACCGACTTCACCCAATACAAAGAGGGTGGGAAGGTGAACGCCGCTGGCAACTACACCAAGCCCAGTCTTCGCAAGAAGATCGTAAGCCAAGTGAAAGCCGCTGCCACGCATGGAACCAAGGCGGGCCAATGGTCTGCACGTAAGGCACAATTGGTCGCCAAGAAGTACAAAGCCGCTGGCGGCAGGTACAGGGACTGAGATGAAAGCACCGCAGAAATCTCTAAAAGACTGGACCGACCAAAAATGGGGGACCAAAAGTGGTAAAAAATCTTCTGAAACAGGTGAACGATACCTACCTAAAGCTGCGATTAAAAGCCTCAGCCCTGCTGAGTACGCTGCTACAACGCGTGCGAAACGCGCTGAAGACGACGCTCCAGAGTATGGCTCCAAAGCATGGCGCGATATGATGGAGAAAAAACAGGCTTTACAAACAGACACCACCCTAGAAAGTTTGCTGGCTGCACCCGTGCGCGGCGCAATGGCTTTGGCAGCCCCTCTGCGCGGTAAAGCAGCGGCAAAAGCAAAACCAGACATCAGCGGCTTGATTGGCAGAGACGTCGCCAAAAACGAGAAGCAAGATAAGTTGCTTGCGGAAATCATCAAAAAAACAGGTAGGCACCCATTTAAAGCTTCACCGGAAGTTTTGAAAAAAGAAAAAAACGCTCGCATTCTCTCTCGCGTGAAAAGAGAGGTTGGGGAAGATGCCGCCAAAAGTCAGCTGGCCAGTGTTGGCTTCGGGGCTGATCGTGCTTTCAATAGCGACGACTACAAAAAAGGCGGTACAGTCAAGAAGGCGGCTTCCAAAGCTTCTTCTCGTGCAGACGGCATCGCCCAAAAAGGCAAGACCAAAGGTAGGATGATTTAACCATGGCAACATCAGGCGTCGCAAACTTCAATTTGGACCTCTCCGAGATCGTCGAAGAGGCGTTCGAGCGTTGCGGCGGCGAACTCAGGACCGGTTACGACCTGCGCACAGCGCGGCGTTCCTTGAACTTGATGTTTGCAGACTGGGCCAACCGAGGCGTGAACATGTTCACCTTCGAGCAAGGCACGATTAACTTGATCCCCGGCACTGCCACATACAACCTGCCAGAAGACACCGTGGACCTGCTGGAGCATGTCATCCGCACAGGCGCTGGCAACGAATCAACACAGGCCGACCTGACCATTACCCGGATCAGCGTCTCGACCTACGCCACGATCCCCAACAAACTCCAGCAAGCCCGACCCATCCAGATTTGGGTGGAGCGCTTGAACACCCCTCGCGTGACCCTGTGGCCCATACCAGACGACAGCCAGACGTACCAGCTCGTCTATTGGCGCATGCGCCGTATCCAGAACGCAGGTGATGGTGTGAACACGATGGACATGCCGTTTCGCTTCATCCCCTGCATGGTTGCAGGCTTGGCCTACTACTTGGCCCTGAAGGTGCCCGGTGGTGCCGAGCGTTTGGGTGTGCTCAAAGAACAGTACGACGAGGCTTGGGGCTTGGCCGCAGGTGAAGACCAAGAAAAAGCCGCTGTT